ATCGATGATACGGGTATAGTCAACTCAGTCCTAGAACCGCTTCCAAGTAAGTTTGCTAAGTTTCTTGCTCTAGTTGCCATTTTTTATTCCCTATTAACCGTCTGTTATCCATATACTCATAACGTTTGTAGAACTAATTGGATATGTTTTTTGTGTTGTAGTGTCTTCCCAGTTACCAACATTCGATCCACCATACGTCGGATCGTCTCTAAATCCATAGTTTGGAAAAAAAGTTGATGAAGAAGTCCTACCAGTTACTATCATCCAGTGAGTTGGATCCCTAGCAGAATTATCTCTAGTGGTTAAAGTTATTCCCAAATTTGCAGTCTTGTTGTCCCATCCACTGTAAGCTTGAAATCCACGACCATTTCCAGTAAAGTAGTCTATGAGTTGGGTTCGAACCGAAGCACTAGTAATTCCTGTAGATGCAAGTGCTGGATATTCACTATTTTGATTAGCGCCTGTTGCAGCTACACCATTTGCTGTTTTACTACTTTTTGTAGTAAATAAGATATCTGTAGCACTAATGTTGGGCCCTAACATCATAAACGCGCTACTCGCGGTGTAGTCTAACCCACCTGCCGCCGTGGCGTTTGGACCCATTGTAGCAACAGTATTTCTATGAGATTTCATATAACCGATTACATGAGATTTTGTATTATCCCAACCAGAATTAGAAGTAGCATCCCAGGCTTCGTTTGCATTATAATTTGAACCAGAAGTACCACCAAACGGATGGCTTCTATCTGCAACTTCACAAAACAGTATTTCAATCCATCCTTTATTGTTATAAGATGCATATCTAGCACTGAATGGTTGATCATTATTAACACCAGTCACTTGAAAATCGTAGACGCCATCTGCTTTTCCAGCGGTATATGCTGCTCCAATACTACTATATACGAAGCTAAGATCAACGGTTGTACTCTTTTTTATTACCGATGTTCCATCATTTGCTTTTGATCTAAAAATAAAAGAACCTGCGTGGTTTTCATTTGTTGATGGTGTTAAAGTATATGTTCCATCACTATTATTAACTACATTTGTAACTTGTAATGGATTAGACGGATTCATATCATACGTATAATGTATAGGAAAAGAATCTGGATCACTGGCAATACCTGTTAGTGTAGATGTAGATCCATTATTACTTAATTTTAATAGGTCAGGTGGTTCTGTAGTCCATTCTACGTTTTCTTGAGCACCAGAATAAATTCTATCCCATTCTATTCCATTCCATACATATAATGCTTTATTATCTTCTGTAATTTTAAAATCACCAACAGTATTACCCGTAGTAGGTAAAGCTGCAGCATTAACAACAGGAGAAGCACTACCGCTTACTCCTAGGTCTTCAGTAATCTCGTTAGTTTTTATGTCTGATAATCTTGCCATATTTACCTACTTATCTGTTAGTATCCAACCACGAGTTGCATTATAATAAACAAGCTCAATGTTTGCTTCATTTATATCTATAATAAGATCTGAATCACTGCCTATAATTTTATCCGGTGAAGAAATAGTAATATTATTAGTAGCTGCTGTTCCATCACCGTCAACTATTCTTATTTCATTTCCTAAAGAAGGCGATGTCGGAAGATTAATAGTTTTCGGTGATGAAGTGTTAACAATTAATTTAGAGTTTGAAGGAGCGGTAAACGGTGTAGTAGTAACAATCTGCCAACTAACGCTACTTGGCTCAATAACGTTAACATTAAATTGTTTTGTATAATCATATACGATAATTTCAAATCCTGCATCAGCTGGATCTGTTAACGTTATTGAAGTTCCATTCGAAGCGGTATAATCTGTAGTGGGTGTAAGTAAGATACCGTTTAAGAATACTTGAACTTGATTAGCCGTGTAAGAAAGTGTTCCACCGTCGGTGTCTGTTCCACTAAATACCGTTTGGTTTGCAGTTGCAACAAACCTATAACGATCAACCGTAGAAGTAGCACCATACTGTGGTATTCTTGCTGTAACATAGGCTGAATCAATAGAACTCAACTGAGTTTGGAAATACTTATCGAAGCTATAAACAGCGATCTCACCACCGGAATCTGTCGAAGTCGTTAAGTTTATTGTGTTACCAGTGGTTGTAAAGTCATCGCCTTTAATCAGGTTGATACCATTATAGAACACCAGCATAGCGTCTGAATCAAACGATAGAGTGTTACCAGCTGAGTCATTACCGGATATTGATGTAGCAGGAGTTGCGGTCGTAAACTTAAAGGTATCAATGTTAGCGTTAGCAGAATGTCTTGGTATTCTTGCTATAACATATGACGAGTCTACAACGGATGTTGCTAAATCTACCGCAAACTTAGTATCAAAGTTGTTAACTATTAGTTTTTGACCAGCATTAAGAGAATCAAGAATCGTTATGGATCCAGTGCCTGAAGTACTATAATCTAGACCGCTCTGTAAATAGATTCCGTTAAGGAATACGTTTTCAGCTCCAGAAGTAAAGTACAGAGTGTTACCTGCACTGTCAGCTCCAGTGAAAGTAGATTGTCCTTCAGTTGATGTAAAGAAGAATTTGTCTACTGATCTTGCTCCGCCGTATATCGCCCCCATTCTCTGTGTGATGTATGCCGAATCAACCTGTGACTGTAGAACACCATCATTAAGAACATCAAGAATCGTTGATGAATCTACAACTGCTTGTGATCTAATCGTAAAGTTTTGTATTACTACATCTTGATCTATAGGAAGCGGCGGTGTCATTGTAATTGTGTTACCACCAGAGACAGTATAATCAGCATCTTTCTCTAAGAATATGCCGTTTAAGAATACATTAACGTTCTGGTTATCAAATGATAATACATTACCAGCACTGTCTGCTCCAGTAAATATAGATTGATTAGAATCCGAAGTAAACTTAAATCTTGTAACAGTATTTGTTATAGGATAAATTCCACTAATTCTACTCGTTATAAAGTCGGAATCGATTACTTTTTCCATATCAGCAGAATCAAGACCAGTTGATTTAAATAATGTAGAGAATGTATTGATATAAACCTGATCTCCAGCGGCTGCCGAGTCTACAAGAGTAAGAGTATTAGTTGAAGCACTCGTTGTGTAGTCTGTACCTTGAATTAAGAGAACACCGTTTACTGAGACTAATACATTTTTATTGTCTTGACTAAACTGCAATGGATTACCATTTGCATCATTTCCACTGAATGTTAGCTGACCTTCTGTTGCTGTATAGAAGAAATTTTCTACTGAACCACGAGCCGGATATAAAGAATTAACTCTACTTGTAATATAATTTGAATCAAAGTAGGATGCTAAGTTATCAGTGCTCGTAGGATCAAATGATACGATTGAAATTTCATCACCAGTTGCAGCATCAAACGTCAGTGTAAGAGTATTTTCATTTGATAAATTATAATCAGCACTGCGTTGAAGTAAAACACCGTTTAAGTATGCTACAATATTATTTCCAGTAAACTGTAAAGTGTTACCTGACCCGTCTGCTCCATTGAACACTGTTTGTGCCGAGTCAGCCGTGTACACATACGTGTTTACGCCGCCTGATACAAGAGCTGAAGAAGATTTTACATCTATGTTTTGAATTATAACATCTTGATTTATATCAAGACCGGGTATAAACGTAATAGTGTTGTTTCCAGTCGTGGTATAATCAACCCCTTTTTGTAGGAAGATACCGTTTAAGAAAACATTAACGTTTATTGGATCAAACGATAGAGTGTTACCTGCGCTGTCCGCTCCAGTAAATGTAGTCTGTCCAGAGTCAGACGTAAATTTAAATGTATCAACGCCGCCGTTTACACTAAATAATGCCGCTCCAGCTTCTCTTGCTTGAACATATGCAGAGTCTATAGTACTTGTAATAAGAGATATTGTTTGAGCTGAATCTACTGTACCACTTCCACCGCCCCCAGTATTCGTAGACGGTTGAAATGTTAGAACACCGGTAGTATTATCATATGATAAAGTACCTCCGCCAGATGCGGATCCTGTAGTAACAGATATACCGGCTCTTGCTTCCGATAAACTAATACCAGAACCACCACCAGACTGTCTAGCTTGAACATAGGCCGAGTCAACGTCGGCTAAGATAATGGCTGAAACAGTTGCTGAATCCGTTCCTCCGGAACCACCACCACTTATAACGAGATCACCCGAACCAAGAAGTGTATTACCATTGATGGTTTTAATGTTGGTTCCAGACACTAATGTAGCTTGAGCATCAGTAATACCGTAACCAGATATTGTAGTTGGTGTTGCAGTAATTGTAGACCAAGCATAAGTTGTTGGTGCACCAGTCAATGATGAGTACTGACCGTCAAACGCATCAGTGATACCGTAGCCTGATATTGTAGTAGGAGTACCAGATAAAGAACTAAAAGCTCCGTCAAACGCATCAGTGATACCGTAGCCTGATATTGTAGTAGGAGTACCTGTAAGACTAGACCATTGTCCGTCAAAAATAGATCCAGCTGGTGAAGAAGCACCCATACCGGAATGATTAGTACAGTAGTAGTGTAGAGGTGGCGTGCCTGCGGTAACAGCAATCTCCGTGTATGCTCCAGAAGAACCCGGAGTTCCAACTACTGTTACACCAGTAGAATACGTGGCACTGGGGCTATTGTTTGCATTTGTAGAAAACCTTAAAGGGTGACCAGAGTTTGATGCGTCTGATTGATCAAACCTGTATGTTCTACCCGGTTGAAGATGTAAGTAAGGACTTACTACTCCTTCAAAATGATATTTATTGCCAGTTCCATACTCATTAGTACCGCTTGCTACAGTGACTGTAATATCATGTCTTATCGGAAGCTTTGTTGCTATATTAGCAGTTACTGTGTTGGCGAAATCAGAATCGTCATTTAATGCAGCTGCAAGTTCGTCAAGTGTGTTAAGTTGCCCTGGCGCGCCATTAACAAGAGCATTTATTGCTGAGTCTATCATTGGATTGACTAGTGTTTCTACTCTTGTATTTGTATAATATAAGTTTGACCCCTCAGTGATATGATCTGTAGTTTCTGGTATTGTAATAACACCAGTTGCAGAATCATAATTATAATTACCAGATTGAATGGAAAACGCAGATCTTGCTCTTGTGTTTGTAAAGTATGGAAAATTGGCATCTTCGGAAAGATCCGCGGTTGTCATAGCAGACAGGTCAATCTTTACAGGATCCCCTCCTGCATTGACAAAAGTGGGCGAGCCACCAGAATCTTTAAGTGTTACATTTCCAAGAATAAGTGAGCTACCGGAAAGATATAAGTCTTTCCATTTTTTTGATGCGGAACCAAGATCACGACCCTCATCGGAATCTGGTATTAGGTTTCCTTCCCCGGCAGCGAGCTTGGAAAATAAACTGGCCTTTGACATACTTTTACTTTTCCTTTGTTACATCAGTATTTATTACTAGTTGTCTACTTTCGCTCCGCCTCTCCATTGATAACAGGACCAGTATCTTGCTTTCCACTTCGGTCCAGGGTTGTCACAGTTATGTCTGGCACGGAAGGAAGCCCTACGTTTTGGATCATCTCGTTTGATTTCCATGTTGGGGTCGCCAAAGCGAACCACAACAACGTTGCCATTAGGACCCTTTGTATAAACTTTAAACTTCTTGTTTGGATTCTCAGAAGTTCTAATCGGATCATTTAACTTGACTTTCTTACCCTGATACTCTGCTTCAGTTATTTCTAAATCTTCATAAAGATTGCACTCTTCACAATAGTTGTCGATGTCTACGAACTTATTAAACGTCTTCATTTTTTCCACCATCTTTCGCTGAAAGGTAAGCCGCAATTGCCATATCTCTGCGTTCTTTTGCGGTTTTACCTTTAAACTGTGGTGCATCAGACTGTTTAAAATCATCTATCCAAGCACCCATACCATCAGAAACTTTTAACTTTTCGTTAGTAGGTTTCTTTTTAAATGTTTGAAGACCACCTTTATTTACGGCAGCATCACTTCTATCTGACTTTGTACCACCCTGTGCTTGAGCTATACGCTTCATCCCACCTTCTTCAACTTGTTCTTTACTGGACTTGAGAGCCATTACATTTGATTTGTTTTGTATATCTCTCAGCCTGTTCATAGTTGATTTACCTCTGCGTACAGCAGTAGATTTTAGTTTTCCATCTTTATCGCGATCTTTTTTCTCTTTGTCCATTCGGATTTTTTGTAGTGGAGACATCATTCTTTTAGCTTGGCCTTGTGGTTCACTATAAGCTTCTTTGATATGTTTCTGCATGACCGATTGAATCTTTTCATCAAGTTCTATTTTTACTGATGCATTTGTATTTTCTTCACCAAGTCTCTTAGGGTCTTTAGGTGTACTTTTCAGGTTGTATTTAATGGATCTTTTAGTTGATTTAGCCGAACGTGCGTCTATTTTACCATCTTTTTTGATAGTGGTTGGTTTTTTCCACGCTAGTCTGTCTGATGCATATGTACCACGAGCCATACCATATTTTGGCAAATGCCAATTACCAGAATCTACTGCTTTTTTAAGGTCGTTATAAATCTTATCGCCAAATTTCTTTTTAATCTTATCTAATGTTGGTTTAACATATTTGTATTGTGGATTCATTGAATATGGATCAGAATAAATTTTGAGACCTAAAATAAGATCTTCTAATTCACTTTTTTCTGCATCAGAAAGCTTCGCTTCATTAAGATAATCTTCAATCCCATCAAGTTTTACTGATTCATTTGGATTTTCATCACCGGGTTCTTCATCTGTGTCTTTTGCTATCATATAGTCACGAACGGTATCGAGGTAATCCATCGCTTTAGTGATTTTGTTCTGACACCATTCCGGAAGATTTTCATCATCTTCAAGCATGTCATGGAGCTCTTCAGCAGCGTCGGCGATAGTGACCAGCTGAGTCTTCGCCATGTCACCTTCGTAGTCGTATTCACCAGCATCTACTGCTTCTGATACGTAGATATCATCGAATTCTTGTTTCATTTTTTACCTCTTACTTTATCAGCCAGATCTTTGTCTGCTTTACCCCATGTGCCTGATGATTTAGTGACGAATGAATTAACTCTGGCATGTCCCCATTGTTCAGGAGTAGTACCGGGTCTATGGCCAGTTCTCCAAGCAGCAACTCCACGATTATAGACTTGTCTTAGCACACCAAGCGGCATACCAGACTTTTCTGCTTTTTTCTTAAGAGCTGCAGTGGCGTCTTCTTCGATATTATGCTGCTTAAATGTTTTCATGGCTTAGTACTCCTGTTCTTTGCTCTAGCCTTTGCCAACCTTGCTCTATCTAACATGCGATCATGCTTCAACGCGTCAGATTCTTTTTCTCTGTCTATTCTTGCTTGCGCAATTTTTATGGCATCTTCACCATACATCTGTCTAAATTTTATAGTGTGTTTGCTCAACTTAGTTTTAGCACCATGATCACCTGGTGCTTTCTTATATGCAGACCTATCCCTTGAATCTTTTTCAGCACCCTTTTCAAAATGTCTTGCTCTTGCTGTCTTGGTAGACTTAGACATCTCTTTACCTCTAGCATCTTTTCCATAATAACCTTTAGGTTGGCTACCGGGTCTGTCTTTAATATCAGGATCTTGAGGTGACGTGGTTTTTTCTCCTACATCAGCTTTGTTTGGTTCACCCTTAATATCAAAACTGGCAGGATACTGACCAGGTGTGCCTTTTGCTAAATGAATCACGTAATCTTTAGTACCTATCTCATATGCCTCATCGAGTGGTTCAACATCGCTTAACCATTTTCTAACGATGGTATTGTTTGATTTTTCAAGAATTAAGTAGTTGGAGCCTCTAAACGTTATGGTTGCAATTTCTTCAGATTCCGTTATGACAACGGTGTCACCCACGTTAAACAATTCACCGGATACAAAAGATTCTCTTCTTTCAGATACGCTATCAAGCTTCAATGCGTTTCTAAATTCAGTCTCCTCTTTTAACCCTAGACCTTTTCTTACAGAATTAAATAAACCCTTTGCGTCTGAGTTAGACATATCTTTTGGAAGACCTTGAGAAAATTTAACGAAGTCGTTATCTTTAGCATACATTCTTTGTTTAGTTCCCGAAGCTCCTTCAGCTCCAGAACTATCCGGATCTCTCTGCCCAGCACTTACTACTTGAATGCCGTCTTTAAAGTTATAGAAACCATGTGAACCCTTGGAAGCGTTATACTTATTAAGTCTAATTTTATACTCATCTACTCTATCACTTCCGGCTACCATCACTACTTTTCTATATCCCTGATTATATAAATTACTTAAAGCATCAAATGGTGTCTTTACATTTTTATTAAGTAAGACTTGACGAGCATGTTTTGGAAACATCTTACGAATAAATTTAATTTTTGAGTTATAATCTACTGGGTTATCTTTACCATCATGAGATTGAGAAAGATATAAGAAATATGGATTTTTCCCGGCAATCGATGATAGCTTATCCATCAGTTTACCATGACCAATAGTAGGAGGGTTCATACGCCCAAAAGCAAAATAGACTACTTTTTCTTCTTCAACTAAAAACCGAGAGAATGAATTAATCATGATTTACCGCCTCTTTTTCTTTCGGCTTCGGCTTTTCTTAACTTAGGAAGAAGCTTCATTGCAAGTTTATCAATTCTTGGACCCATTTTATCTAGTCTTTTTTCAATTTCTTGACGGCGGGCAAAGGTTAACTCATCTTTACTCATGCCCTTAGTAAGTTTTTGAACTATCATATTTCTTGCGGCTCTACGAGCTCTTTTTTTCAAGACTTCTTTACTAGCAAATCTTCTTTTCGCTCTTTCTCTTCCGATCTTTATCTTTGATCTATTTCTTCTAAAAGCACGAGCTCTTTGAAGCCTCTGCTGCATATTTAATGCTTCATCTGGTTGCTCATCCATAGTACGTCTTCTATGACGTCTATATTTTACTTCATCAGATTCTTCTGGAGCTTTAGCGTCAACTGGTTCTGGACGCATTAAATCTTTTAATCTTAGCATCTAATTTCTTCCCGGTTTATCCCATCCTTTTAAAACGTTTGGCGAAAAGTTGTTGTATGAAAATTCTAATCTATCAACAATCTTTACCGCGTCACCACCTAGTTTATCAATTGCTACATAACCTTCATGACCAGTAGTCTTGAATCCTTTACTTGTTTTAACAAATGTATCAATATTCTGTAATCTGTTTAGTATATTTATAAGTTTCATTTTTACTACTACGATTAATTTTTGTAGATCAAATAGTTTTACCAAGTTCGATTTATTGCTGTCTGAAAAAAACTTCATGACTTCTTTTCTTTTCGCAATTTGCGCATCTTTACCGCGTTGAGACTGGCGTTTGAGGATCTCTTTTTCATATTTGTCATGGATGTATCTGATGAGTTTATTGACGTGTGCTGTAGAGTTTCCAATAACTTCGCCTTTCCTAACAAAGGTGTTGTTGAAAGTTTCAATTGTTTGAGCAAGGGCCTGGTCGGCTTCAAGCGCTCTAAGGGTGTTACCAGATATTTGGTTAAAGAGTTTCCCAATTTCCGAAAGATGTTCATTTACTTCCTCCGTTTCCTTCTTAGACATGGTAACTGATGTGGCATCTCGAAGCATAGCATCCTGAGACCAAACATTCTTTGATTTTTTAAATTTACTCACATCAACGCCGTAACTAGCTTTCATGTTTTCAAATGAAGAACCCGTATATGTGGTGTGCCATACAATTCCGATTTTAGCATTCTTAATCTCTTTGGCTCCTTCAGAATCTGCCGGAACAGCATAAATGATAGTATTCGGGTGAAATGTAACATATGTCTTACCTTTTATTTTTTGAGTAGATACATCACTTGCGCTGAACAAAAAGTCTCCTTGAACAACCCCTTTGATTCCAAGATCGGGCAAGTATTTGAGTGCATCTTTGAGCTTGTCAGCAAGATCACCAGAAGTATCAGCATCAACGTCAGCTGCAGATTTATAGACCTTAGGATTCTTGTTGAATATGCCTTTTTTGGCAACGAAAAATTTATTATCACTCGGATCAATACCAGCGAAAACAGCAGGAGCACCATCCCATTTAACACTTACATTTCCTTCCTTAGTACCACCAAGCATATCTCTTAAATCTCTAAGAGCAAAGATTGCTTCT